GGTGGCCCTGCTCGACCATGGAGCGGGCATCTAGCGGCTTGTGGCCGGCGGTGACGAGACGCTTGATGACGAAGGGCTTGTAGATCTTGTAGGCGATCTCAGCCGGGATACCGACCTCGTCCATCCCCAGCTTGGGGTTGGGGATCACAGTCGACCGGCCGCTCAGGTCTTGGTTGCGTCCCATGAGCTTCGACTGCGCCAGACCCGACTTAGGCGTCGGGCCGTGGATCTGACTGACGAAGCCGCGGAAGACCTTGCCTCGGCTGATCGGAGGCGCCGTGCCTACGAGGCCGGCCGTAGCGTCCGCCAGAGCCTTGTTGAGTGCTCGCAGGTTCTGCTCGTCGACTCCGAGAGCCTTCAGCTGCTTGATCTTCTCGTTGATGAGAAGGACCTCTCGGTAGCCGTGGTTGGCGTCAGCCACACTCAGGCTGCCGTCGGGCATCGGAGCGATCTGACGGAACTTGGCGGGGATGACCGGGAGGGTCTTGTTGATGTAGGCATCAACAGCCGAGTGGCCACTGGCTTGAAGCGAGCGCAGGTAGCGCAGCCGTTTGTGGGCCTTGTCCAGCTTGGCGCCCTTGGCGGTCGCCGCCACCAACTCGGTCTCTTTGATGGCCCTCGGAACGTTGATCGTAGCGAGTCGGCGCTTCACTCCCGAGCCACCGGCCACGGCACCCGCGGTGCCTGCCTCCACGACCTCGCCCTCCTCGGTGACCGCGAGCAGGCCCTGGATGATCTGGTCCATCTCCTTCTTGGTCTTGAACCCGCCCACGGACGCCGCAGCGTCGGTCATCAGCGGGTGCACGACCTCAGAGGCTAGATCGATATGGTTCCAGTAGTTGCCGCCAGGACCGCCGGTCTTGCCGGGATCGAAGAGCCCGCCACGCTCGGGTTTGAGGTTCGATGCCTTGACCGCCACCGGGCGCTCGATGGCGCCATTGGACATTGAGAGAACCTCAGCATCCGTCAGCGGCCCCGCGTCGATGCGACTGCCTTTCTGTTTGAGGTCGATGCCCGCGCCAATGAGCATGGCCACGAACTTCTCCTCGATGAACGGGGTCTTCGGAGGCGGCAGTGTTTGCCCAGTCTGGAGGGCACGCCAGTACTCGTCGTTCTTCTGGCTCTTGAGGCCGAAGGCATCCTCGAGGAACGCCGTGGCGTCGCCCGAAAGCAGGCTGAAGGTGTCGAGGATGCCGATGCGCTGGGCACCTGACCCTGATCCCTTCACGGGCTGCTCGTCCACCGAGTAGGGCTCACCCACAGAGGCGCGGGCCTTCATCTTGCCCGTGACCTGGTGGGTCAGTTTGTAGATGTGCGTGTCGCCGACGAGGACGCGTTCGAGCTTGTGCCCCGTCTTCGGGTCGACGATCGTCTCCTCATCGGAGATCCCGGCCCCCGCTAGTTCCTTGCGGAGGTTCTTGATCGTGCTGCCCTTCTCGTTGAAGTTGTCGGTGTAGTACTTCTTGCCCGTCTTACGGGCCAGCTTGCCGGCCGCGGCTTCGAGCATCTGACCCGTGTTGACGCGACCAGGCACCCCCGCCGGGTTGAGCAGGATATCGATCGTCGCACCTTCCTCGTCCTTGTACATCTCCTCATCAGGGATGATCTTGACGACGATGCCCTTGGCGCCGTGGCGCGAGCTCAGCTTGTCACCGACCTGCATCGGTTCCTTGCTCTTGACCACGACCTTCACGAATGTCCGAGTCTTGACCACGTCTACGACCTCACCAGGGAAGTCGTGGTTCCAGGTCTCGCTGATATCCATGTGCCGGAGACCGGCGCTGCGGTGCAGACGCTTGTAGTCGTACTCGGGATGCGCCTCGACCTCCTGGATGGCGGGGATCAGGACATCGCCCTTGACGACCTGCTGGCCCTTCTTGATAACACCCACAGCGTCGTAGCGCCGGGCACGGTCGCGGATATGCTCCAGCTCCGAGGGGTAGGCGGCAGCGTAGGCGTCTGCACCGACCGTGATGCCCTTGCCCTTCTCAACGCGGGCCTCGTACTTGTGCACCGAGGTCAACTTCTTAGCCGCCCCTTCCGAGATGACGATGCCGTCCTCGAAGTTGTAGCCCTTGTACGCGGTGTAGGCGACTCGGAGGTTCTTGCCGACCGCCAGGTCTCCGTCCTTGGTGAAGTTGTTGCGGGCCAGGATCTGGCCAGGCTTGACCTTGTCACCCTTCTTCACCACCGGCTCGTCGTGCAGGAACGTCCGGCTGTTGAGCGGGTAGTGGTCGTGGATCGGGACCTTGATGCGTCGACGGCCGCCGCCATCCGGCCGGATGGTGATATGCGTCTTGGTGACCTCGAGGACCTCTCCGCCGACGGGCTTGCCGGTCTTGGGGTCGATAGCCCGGGGGGCTAGGCGCTCCCCGAACATCTCCTCATAGCCCCGGCCTCGGATGCGGTGCTGGACCATCGGCGCGTCGGGGTCCTCAAGGTTCACCGACTGCTCGATATGCTTGTCACCCATCAGGACGCGGTTGGCGTCGTTGTTGGGGAGGAAGGGAATCGCAGCCGTGGTCGAGCTGAAGAAGCTGTCGGAGCTGACGAAGATGTAGTCCACAGCCGACGGACTCACCTCCGTGAACTCGTTACGACTACGGGCCTTGACCTTCTTCAGCTTGGTCGTGGGCTTGCCCTTGACCGACGCGCCCGGCTTGTCGGGCAGGTTGTCGTACTGATCAGGGAACGCGATGGTGGCCTGGTCCAGGTCTTGAACCGACTTCTCCACGCGCTTGCCCGTCTTGGCGTCATAGACCGGGACGTAGAGGGTCTGCCCCTTCTTGCGCGCGCCCAGGGCCAAGTGACCGGTCACGCCCACCTTGCTATTGCCGGACCAGAAACCGCTCTTGCCGGCTCGACGGATGTACAGCAGGCCACCAGGAACCGTGGCGCAGTAGACCTTGCCTTGGTATTCCTCGATGAACTGGCCGTTACCTGCTGCGCGCATTTGTGGCAGCACCTGACGCTCAGTGAGCGCGTGGAGATGGACGATCCAGCACCCGCGGTAGTGCTCCTCCCGCGTATCCGGCTCAAAGGTGATTTTGCTCGACACCCCTAGGCCGAAGGCCAAGCGCTGCACGTCCTTGGCGAGCTGCTCAGATGTAGTGCAGTAGCAAGAGCATCGGCCCTTGCCCTTGCGACCGTCTCCGAGCATTAGCGCCTCGAGCATGGCCTCACGCGCCGCCGCCGGGAAGTCGAACGCCTCTTTAGGGATGTACTTGGTATCGGAGTGGCCGAACTGACGCAGGTAGCTGACTAGCTGCTTACCTGGGATCGAGAAGCTCCTGGAGCTGCGGCTCCACGCGACCTGCATGCGTGTCAACAGCGCCTCGATCTGAGCCACATTCTCCGGGTTCGCAGCCTCATACTGCGTGATCGAAGTCACGTAACCCCGACTGCTCCCTTCGCTCAGGTACCAGCCAAGGAACTCAGCCCAGTCCTCAATAGCAAAGGCCGGGAAAACCTTCTGCGAGTTGCTTCCCTTAGGGATTTCAGGGAGCTGCCAGGTATCGACGGCCTGACCCTCGTAGGCCAAATGCCCGCCGATGCGGACTCGCCGACGTTTACCGTACATCTCCTCCGCGGTCTCAAACCGATACCCACGCGTCGATCGATCCTCAATCGGGCGGACCCACTGACGATGATTCGGGGTCAGCAGGTATTCCAGGGTCTCCGACTTGAACCCGTAGAGAGGCCCGTCGTGGTCGTAGACGTGTAGCTCGGAGGCGCGGTGATAGGTAAGGCCTTGATCAGCGTCTAGGCAAGCAAACCGAGTGGTCCGGTCTACGTCGGGCCACGCAACCCAGCCTTGATCCGTCATGACCTCCATGTCAGCGCTGCAACACCCCTCCGGGGTGTGCATGGGATCCAGGAGACCGTAGTGGCTCGGGTGGATCGTACGCACCTCGTCGGTGATCGCATGGGAGCTCGAGATCCCGCCATCACCCATGGTGGTGGTCAGGCTCGAGATCGCCGCCATGTCCAGCGGGTTGTGCTGGCTCGAGTAGCGCGTGAACTCCGAGGTGGTGAAAAAGGACTCCACCGGCTGGCTCAGGCGGTTGGGCGGGAGGATCAAGCGGATCTCATCCCGGCGGCGCATGTCGCCCTGGATCTTGTACTTGAGCCCGTCGGCCGCCTTCTGGAGCCGCTCGGGCACGAAGTCCTCGATCGAGAGGATGTACTTGAAGGCAAGGCTCTCCGTGTCGTCGGGCTCTGCCTCACCCTTAGACAGCTTGAGGACCTTCTTGATCGCCGCCACGAGGGCATTGCGGTCGATGCGGTCGAGACCCTCGCCCACCGTGACCTTGTTCACGGCGGGGTCGAGGGGCTTCGACTCCAGATACTGACGCACGAGCTTTGACTTCTCGCCCAGCTCCGCCGGCTGGTTGAGGTACGGGCGCATCCGCTTCAGGAGCTTGGGGATGTCCTGATCCGGCTTGGCCGCCCGCTTGTTCTCCGCGTAGAGCTCCGTCCCCAGCAGTGTCTTGATCTCGGCATCAGTCAGCCCAGCCGCGATCAGAACCGAGTAGATCGGGGTGCGTGCGGCCGTGCCGACCCGCATACGGATCACACCGGTAGAGCGGTCGAGGAGGATCTTGTAAGTACCGATCGCCGTGGTGTTGAGGAACGCCTCGACGTTGTCGTCCCCCGTGAACCGGGTGTAGATGCCAGGGCGCAGACGGAACTGGTTGACGACCTGCTGCTCTTTGCCGTTGACGATGTAGCCAGCGTTCATCGTCAGGTGCGGCACCGAGAGGATCGGGTAGCGCTTGGTCTGGTCGAGGACTTTCCCTTTGGAGCCGAGCTCACGCAGCGTGACGTCACCGACCAGAACAGCGTTGATCGACTGCTCCTTCAGCTTGGCCTGCTTCTGCTTCTCGACGTCGAAGACCACGTCCGGGCCTACGTTCGTCCAACGCAGGTTCGTGACCTCGAGCCGCTTCGTGGGGCTCTCGATCGGGAACATACCCTTGACGATGCCCTCCGACCGAGTCAGCGCCTCTTTGAACTGCCGGAAGTGCTGCCCTTCGAGCATCAGCCGCCCTCCTCTTTGATGCGCTCTTTATCCTCAGAACGGAGCTCGCTCTCGCTCTTGACGAGGGGGAGGTCGTCACCCTTCTCGATGTAGGTCACGTGGCAGTAGTTACCGCGGTTGGTGTTGCTGTCCTTGGCCGTGATGACCTCATAGCGCTCGGAGTCGTTGTGCAGCATCTGCCAACGCTTCTGATCACCGACCGTGTCCATATTGAGGGTCTCACGCCGGATGCGGCGCTGTGTCCCTTGGTTGGGCTTGAGCAGGATGGCGCCGAGCTTGCTCATCGTCCCCATGTCTTGGAGACGACGTGCAAAGCCCTCACGGACCCGAGGCATCAGGTCCGCTTCGATGCGTGTACGCCCACTGCCCTTGGCGCCCATCAGACGGGGGTCGACTCGCGACGCGGGGGTTTCTGCTCAGGCAGCGGCTTGTAGTCAGCCGTCTGCTTCTGAATCAGCTTGATGCGCTCACGGACCTTCTTGGCCAGTGCCGGGTTCGTGGTCTCGAGCGCCGCGAGCTCCTGCTCCAGGAGATGCGGGGGCGTCCCCTTGATCAGGTGGTTGGCCATCATGTCGAGAATGACCGGGTCCGTCTGGTCAGGGGCCTGCTGAGGGTCGCCGGGGCCTTGGGGCGGCATCGGAGCTCCGGGCTCGCCGGGAGCGCCCTCCATGCCTGGCTCCGCCGGAGGAGTCGTGTCGTACCCCTCTTGGGTGGCCCTCGCCTCTTGCTCTTGCTGCTGGCGCATCTGGGCAGCCTCGGCGTTGGCCTGGAACTCCGCCTGGAGGACCATGACCTTGCCTTGCGTCTCAGCCTGGCGAAGCTGTGAGCGCTCCATGGCCGCCAGTCGATCCTCTTCCTCGCGCCTCTTGCGCGCCTCCTCACGCTCGTAGTCGAAGCCCAGCTCCTCGATCGAGGTCTGGTCAGAGATCGTGTTGGTCTGGCGCAGGCTGAGGGCGATCTGCTTCTGCTGAGCGTCGTCGGCCATCTTGAAGTCACGGTGACGGATGTGCATCTCCGGTAGCAGGCAGAACCGCTGAAGGCGGTCGGTCACCCACTGGAGGAACGCATCCAGCTGCTCCTTTCGGCCGATGAACAGGTTCTCGAGCACTCGTAGGCTGATCGACGAGCCAGACCAGTTCAGGCCGCCGTAGATGAACTCCTGGGGCACGTCCAGGCCGCCGGTGATCTGCTGGCGGATCTGGGTCATGTCGTTGTGGACAGCGAGCGCTTGGGCGTCACCCCGCACGTTCTCGACCTGAGCCGGGAACGGGATGGTGAAGAGCGCGTTGGGGTCTCGACGCCACTTCTTGATGATCAGGTTCATCCGATCCGACCAGTCCCCGAGATCCACGCTCATGTGCGGGGAGACGCCGGCTGCCGTGGGCGCCGGGATCAGGAGAGTCATCGGGAGGATGTGCTCAAGGGCGATGGCCTCTTGCGCGCGGCGGAACGTCTGGAACAACCAGGCGTCCTTGAAGACCGCCAGCATGGGGGGCATGCCAAAGGCGTCGTCCTCGAGACTGATACTGGCGTTCTTGAAGTGGTAGATGTTGTCGCGGTCGAGCTCGACGTCGCGCTTCTTACGCACCGCCTCGAGGATGACCAGCGGAGTGCCCGACACCAGCTCCTTGTTCTCCTTGACCGTGGTCAGCTTCTTCTGAATCCATTTGGGGATCCGGTAGATGTAGACCGAGTCGTCGGTAAACGGGTTGTAGCGGATGTTGACAAACTTGGGGTTCCAGCGGATCAGCTTGATGCGCCGGCGGTTGCGGATCTTGCGATCATGCGGCTTGAACACCCCCGTAGTACCGCACTCAGGGCACTTGGCCCGGAACTCGTGATCTCGGTACTCCCAGTCGATGTTCCGCGCCGGATGCTGCTGCTTACACGCACCGTTAGGGCAGGTCAGATAGCGCTCGAAGGGGTAGTGGATCGAGACGAAGGCGTTGCCATAGACCTCGAAGTCCAGGAGGAGCTTGTACTCCATCTCCCGGATGTTGATGTTCTCTTCCAGCAGGTTCTTCCACGCCTTGACGTTCGCATCGACGTCGGAGTCGTAGATCAGCTTGGTGATGACGTACGCGCACTTCTTGTTGATCACCGGGGCGATCTCGGAGTGCGTCATGTACAGGAACTGGCACCACCGGTACATCTCCTTCACCGAGTGAGGGATGTAGCTCGTGCTCGGATCGAAGAACTGGTGCGGGTACGTGTTCAGGGTCCGATCGTTGCGGACACCGCGCCCTGTCACACCCTGGCTTGACTGATAGCTCATTTGACGTGACTCCAGGTCTTACGGCGAACGATCTTGGAGCAAGCCACATCGCTGACACCGAAGTGCTTGCCCAGCTTGGTGAACGACCACCCCTCCTCCGCCTTCAGCCGACGGATCTCTCGAACCTGATCCTCGGTTAGACGGGCTTGGTGTGACTCCTCACCGCGCTTCGGCTGAGTACCGTGCTCATGCTTCCGAGCGTTGTTCTCCTTTGGAGTCGACCAACGGAGGTTAGCTAGCTTGTTGTTGTCCTTGCTCCCGTCTAGATGCTCTCCCTGGAACCGCTCTGCGGGCGGGTCAGGATCAAACGCCGAGAGCACTACGCGATGCACAAGCCGCGTATCCCGCTTCCCGTCCTTACAAAGGCTGACGCGGAGGTACCCCTCCGAGTTCGTCCACGGGCGCAGAACCCACGGCTTCTTGCGACGCTTCCCGGGGTAGCGTTTGGATCGCCACGATCGTACCCGCCCCTGATCAGAGACCTCGTACCCGGGGTAGCCCGGGACCTCTTTCCATGTCTCGGTCATTCTGTGGAGGGGGTCAGAGCGTCAGTGCTCATCTGGGCCAGCTTCTCGTTCACGTACACCTGGATCCGGTACAGATTGTTGGACTGCACCGCTACGGTATCGTGCGGGTCGAGGTCGTCGCCAGCTTCTTTAGTGGTGATCTGAGAGACGATGCGCGCCAGGTTGTCTGGGTACTGCGGCTCAGCAAAGCGCAGGTCGTCGGGATAGCGCAGGAGGCCGGCCCGACGGCAGCAGGCTCGGATGTAGCCCGTCACTTCTCGGTTGAAGGAGCCGTCACGCAAAGGCGACAGCATGCGCACACCGTAAACGATCTCTTCCGGGGTAGCCAGCTGGAGGAGCTCGGGGTCATACTCGACATCGTTGACCGCCAGGATCATGTTCTCGAACGCCGGGGCGTCCGTGTAGAACAAGTCGGTAGTCATCGCGATCCGGGTAGCGAGGATCTTGGACTGGATCTCGCCGCTCGGCTCAGCCTTCCAGACGCGCTTGATCTCTGCCCAGAGGGTCTCGGGCTCCCACGTAAGCCAGGCGGGCCCGAACTTCTTGTTCAGGACCGCTTGGTAGACCCCGGGCCAGATGCCCTTGGATCGGAAGAGAGCCTCACCCTGGTTCACGGCTACTTACGAAGGAGTCTCTTAGCGGCCCAGCCGGCGCGGTCGCGTAGAGGTGCTCTCCTGGTCGCGGCCAGTGTCCCCTCAGCCGCGTCGAGCCGGGTCTGCTCAAAGCCCCTGACTCGACGGATGTTCTCGGTATTCGATAGGCCG